GTCTCAGCAAAGGCCCTCCGCAATAAATCCTTCTCTACTCGCCCACCTGCAACGGGGCGACGCAGCTCTGTCGGCACAGACATCGCCACACCTACAAACTGTTTGTCGAGAAACGGCGTCCTCGCCTCCAGGCCATGCGAGCTAATGCTCCTATCGGAACGCAACACGTCATATCGATGAATGCCAGAGAGCAGCCGCACCGTCTCCGCCTCAAACGCATAATCGTTCGGTGCCCTGTAAAAATACAGGTATGACCCCCAAACCTCATCCGAGCCGTCCCCATTAAACACCACCTTACACTCGGTCCTCCTACGGATTTCTCGTGCAACGAGCCAGTTCCCCACAGAAGCACGCACGGTAGTAATATCATAGGACTCTATATCACGAATCACATCCGGTATTGCAGCAAACATCTCATCCGCCGTCACGACAATCTCATGATGTTCGGACTTAATCCAGCCCGCCACGAAACGAGCATATTTCAAATCACTGCTCCCACGCATGCCGATGCTAAAGGTTTTCAGAGGCCGAGCACCAGAATCCATCAACATCTTCTGCACACACGCCGCCACGAGAGAAGAATCAAGCCCCCCGCTCAACAGTGCAGCGACCGGCCTCTCCATCATGAGCCGTTTCCGCACAGCCGCCAAAAACGAGTCGTGCACGGCCGACAAGACCCCAGCCTCGCCCGAAAAAACCCCCTTCAACCACGGCACCATATGATATACACGTTTTGACACAATCCCCTCACTATTTACACGCCAGACCTCGCCCGGTGGAAATTCGTAGATTTTCGCATAACTTTCCACGAATCCTTCCAAGGCCTTCCGCTCACTGGCAAACATGGTCCCCCGAAATTTATCTTGGGACCAATACAACGGACGAACCCCGTATGGATCTCTTGCGACTACATATTCATTGGTGGTCGCATCGTATAACACTAGCGAAAATACACCGTCTAGAGTCCGACAAAATGTTACTGCATCTCCACACGATCTCCAAAGCTCTCCAAGCACCTCACAATCTGATCCACTCTTTGACACATATCCCAGAGCCGCTTCAATCTGCCGAGAATTGTAAATCTCGCCATTACACATCCAAGTTGCAGAACCCTGTGTAAAAGGTTGCATTCCGTCTGGATTCAGTCCATTGATGGCTAGGCGAGTGAATGCAAACGTTGCCTTGGCATGGCCTCCGATTTCCTCGATACGAGTCCCCTCTGGCCCACGTGCTACGATATGCTCAACAGCCTTGGATATCTTCTTGGTATCCACATGAACACCTTTCGCATGAATCCATGCCCATATGCCACACATAACTCTACAGTAATTATTTTAAAACCTTAGACCAGAATGGACGCAAGTGATCTTATTCGGAGAAAAATACAAACAACTATAGCGGAGGGAGCAGTTGCCATCGCTAAACAAGCAAATCCTGCCTTCATACCTACAACCACAAACAATATTACTCTGTTAAGCACAATCACGTTTGCATCACAGGACGACAAAATGAATTTTGAGGCCGGTATGAAATATGTGTATTATAATGCCACGGGAATTCCCACCATGTCCACAATGAATTTCTGCTCACAACGCCTCCCTAAACAGTAATAACATCTTTTAGAAAGAATGTCCAAGGCCCAGGTCCAGACCCAAAAAACAAAAGCAGAGCGAGTCAAAGAATCTGTGACTTTGCTGAAAAGGCTTATGGAAGTCGGCATACATTCCGAAGACCTCGGCTACAAGGCGACGAAACAAGCCCTGGACACCTGGATTTCCGATGGCGTCCCCAAAACAGAAACCATTGATTTTGCGAGATACGGTCGCATAGGTCATTTGACTCTTCCAGAGCACGCAGGAAAACCTCCCACGTTTTTGTTGAAAGCAACGGAGGAGCTGAAAGAACAACTGGCTGATGACTAAGGAGGCCACCTTCGTTTTGAATAAAGTTTTCGTATTATAATATAGAATGGATGTTGAAAGCAGTGCGGTTACATTTGCACCTGGAACACGTAGTTATAATGGACCAAGTGGCAGAGAGCGAACCTATTATAATTATTCGGGACCTGGTAAATCTGGAATTCGCAGCCCAGCAGAATTCAATTACGTTCCCAGTCAGAGATACGGAGGGGGTTCTATCACAATACCCAAAGCAAATTTATGGTCTTCTAGAAGCAACGAACTGAAGGTAAGAAGTATCCCTGTTTTGAATAGAGGTCATCCGTTGCAACCACCTGGCCCTTATTCCACAAATGCTAAGATGGACCCTCTCGGCGGAATGCTCGTACAGAATGTGTTAAGTAATCCAGAAAGTCTAGACTATATGCTTCCAGTTGACCAAGTGCGTGTGTTTTCAAGATTACTCGAAAACCCAAATGCATATCCTTTTGAAAATATATATACGGGGTCCGATGGTAGATTATACATTCAATATAGCCCAATACCAGTCTTCCCTACAAATCCCAGTAATCCTTACGATAAGAGTCAATATTCGACATTACTAACACCTCACATGCCTATAGTTAACGCAATACGCCTTGGTCTACGCTTGCCTGTGAAAGGTGGTGCCAGGCGTACAAGAAATAAACGAAAGGCCAGGCGGAAGACAAATAGAAAATATAAGAGGTCCCCCACCAAGGCCTTAACGGCGACCGCCCATAAATAATAGATGCCTATCCTCGCGACTTTATCCGCCATGGCAACATCCGCAATCGGCAAAGCAATCGGCTCTGCTCTTATTTCTTATTCGACGCATTATGGAATGACAAAGATGTATAACGCCGCTTGTGTGCCTGACGGACTGTGGGGATTTCTACAGGGAATGGTAACCTCTGGAAGTCCCGTGTGCCAGCTGGGTGTTCAGGTAATCAGCTCTACGCAGGTGTCCTATTCATCCATCATCATGATGGGCATTTCCCGTATTCTGTTGGACGTTGTTGCTCCTTCGGCAGGAAAAGCAGCCTTTGCTGCTACTGCAGTTGATGCTGCTGCGGCCCCTTCTCATATTTAAATTATGAAGCGAATCATCAGATGAGTGCTTCAGCAGAAGGCTCGTTATACGAGCTCGTCTCCCGAGGCAAGAAAGACGTATTTTTTTTCCAAGACCAGCACGATAGTCGTTTTGCGTTTGACAATACGTATGCTGCACAGACTCCGCGCCTCGAAGAAATGCGCCGCATTCTCCCCATGACCGCCGTGGAATTCGGACGCACCGTGGAGTTTGAGTTTGATTTGGTCGGCGACCTGATGAAATCGCCCACGCTGGTCATCCAACTCCCCACATGGCTTCCTGATGCACAGGCGAAACTCGTTAGGAATTCGGTGATAAACGACGCAGAAGGCATTTCCTACGGATATATCCAAGGAATCGCCTATTTCTTATTTGAAAAAATCGGATTCTATCAGGATAACATATTACTACAAGAATTCAGCGGCGATACGTTGTGGGCCTTGTCCAAAAACGTCGGCACATACGGCCAAGGCTTCATAACTAGAGCACAGACGGGAAGCCACGGCGGTACCTCCCTAGAAATCGGCAGAAATGCGTCCCCGCCCACCTTGCGTCTAGAGCTTCCCCTCCTAGGATGCCAACAAGGCCCATCCGATGTTGGATTTCCCCAGAGGGCGATGACGAGGCATACATATAGACTACGTTGTAAGTTGAGGAAACTAGAAGACCTCGTGGAATCGTCGAATCCTTCAGCGACCGCAAAAGCTACGCCGTGGGGCAGAGCACTATACCAACAAACATCGCCCACTGCAGCAGCAATAGAATTCCGAACGCTTGAGCGAGAGAATATTCTACAACCCAAGATTTCTCTAGAAACCATGCAAATCTATGTAGACAAGGATGTCCAGCAGGCCATGGAAACCCGACCTATAAGAACCCGTTTCTCCAGAATATACGAAAACAAATTCACGCAGAGCAGTCTAGATTATGCAAATGTCATTGCTGGAGGAGTAGCCACTGTTTCTCGGCGTCTTGATGGACGGCATCCTGTTAGTAGGCTCACCTGGTATTTCCGAAACGCCGCCGATACAATGGCAAATCGCCTGTATAAAATAAATACAAATAACGGAAAACCCTATTACAACAGCCTATCCTTTCTCATGGCCGGCCAAACCCGTGAATTTCCGCGCAGCCCGCTGATATGGAGAGATGTCACGAATTATGCAAAAGAAGATACTGATTCTGCACTGGAAATCAATACGATGAACTGGTCATTCGGTGCAATCGCCCCTTCCAGATTTACAGATATAGGATCGCAAGTGGGCGGGGCGGTGAATTTCTCTAGTGCTGATAAACCCACGTTCTTCATTGACCTAGCGGCGCCCGGCACCTCCTCTGCGAGGTCTACAGAGTTGTTCGTCATTACAGAGGGCTGGGCCGAGTTGTGCACGGATGGAAAAGGCCGCGCAGAACTTCTTTCCATGAATTAATAAAGAGATGAGCGTAGAAAATCTGCCACTTGCTCCTGCCCAGTCAGAGGGATTCACTCGGCCGAGCGGCGATATTGTGACCCTGCTTGACCTTACTCCGAGGGATTACCAGGACAACGAATTCACGCCACTATCATCTGATAAAACATGGTGGCTTCCTGAGCAGTCCCGTCGCCTAAGGCCGTTTTCCACCTGTGTGCAACAATACCCCTTTCGTGGCCCCACCGGTTTCGGGCAACGATTCACCTTCGACTTGAAGTCCACAACGGCTGGGGATATCCTCTTTCACACAGTCCTACAAATAGACCTCAGTCATTGGTTCAATGATACCGATTTGCTCCGTATGGAATCTGGAAGGTATGCAGCCCCTGCTTCTTTCGTCGGCACTATTGGCTTAACAAACTTGGAGGTTCAGACGATTATATCTGGCATAGTATCTATCGGCTCGCCCGTTGTAGGAGATGGAATTCTATCTGGCACTGTAATCACGGGGTTTGTATCAGGAATACCTGGTGGCCTGGGATTTTACACGGTGAGTAAAAGTCATCCTACAACAATTACAGGAAATATGTCTGCAGGACCTCAAGGAGACCAATGGTTTTATGCGAATTCTCTCGGCACGGTTATGTTAGAGCGTGCTGAGCTGGAAGTCGGCGACCAGAGCATTGAAATCGTGGATGGAGATTTCTTGAACGTGTCCAGCTTATTATTTCAAGACCTGAATTCCCAATTCGGTCTAGCAACCGACGGCCTTGGCAGACAACCACTATCATCCCTTTTACACAGTTCTCTGGCAAAACCTTTTCCTACTACAAGCCGCACCCTTTTTATCCCGCTGCCGTTTTTCTTTTCTCGTGTGAAGCTCAAGGAAGCATTTCCTGTCCTAGCATGTAAAGAAGGCTCTATACGCATTCATGTGCAGTTACGGCCATTCAAGGAATGCGTGCGAATCATAACAGGACGTCGGACCAACTGTGACGATACCCCTCTCGGTAGAACATTCCTTATAAGCGATACGATTAAGACTCTGTCACACCCTTTGCCAACGGTAGTGCAGATAAAGGCCTACGATAACATCCCCCAATTCAAGAATATCCAGCTCATTACGTATTCCGCCCACACAGATGGCTCTATCCGCAATAAGATTCTGCGAAATCCGTTTGAGATTCTTACTCGCAATGTCACCACATTCCATTTTGCAGAGCCTCTCAAATACGCCGTGAATAAAACAACCCTTGATACAATCCAAGTATTGCTGCCCCTAGAATTGAATCACCCTGTGGAAGAGATTATCTGGTTCGTCCGTCGTAAGTCGGTGGAGAACAACAATGAATGGACGAATTATTCGGCCGTCACAAGTTATGAATATGATGCGACCTACAATCCCACCAAACCCCTCTTACACTCTGCCACAATTCAATGCAATGGCGTGGATATTGTCCGTGCAGAAGAGCAGTGGTTTCGCCAGCATATTTCCCTGAGGCACAAGGGAGGAATTGCCGCATATGAAAATTTCATATATGGATATTCCTTCTCTAGCACACCTGGACGTCATCAGCCGGCAGGCACAGTGAATGCTTCTCGCCTACAATCTATTCGTCTAGGGCTAAACATTGTTCCTCCTGGTGGAGGGTTAGAGCAAGACTGGGAAGTCAAGGTGTTTGTTCTTGCGATTCAGTGGCTCCGTTTTCAGGATGGTATGACAAATAAAATGTATACGGATTAAAATGTATTCCATAACGTAAGAAAACCTTCGGTAGAACATTATACACCGCATCAAACATCAGCAAACCTCCACCAAAGGAAATAAACACTTCATCCCAGAAATCAAAATCAGATGAGCCGGCAATTAAAAAATACACCATCAAGAAAAGTCCAAGGAATATTTTGAAGGCAACTTCCGATAGTAGGTATATTACGGAATCTTCCTTTTGCAGCTTTAATAATATAAGCACAATCTGAACGACCATCGCCACTTTCAAAAACATGAGAAAAACATGGTAACTCTTCATCTTATAATAAGTACCCATCGACCCGTTCTACTAATCCATAATATCTCCTACACTCGTGAACAGATTGATTGCATCTAAGAAAAGTCCGAGAGAGGCATCCACATAATCCGGAGTACGATTCTTGAGCCGTGCGGCAATCTCCTTTATTCTCTGCGTGTCATACGCAACAAAGATAGAAAAAAGTCCAGCTCCAAACCAAGATAGAGCCTCGCTCAAAGAGGATATAGTTTCCATCTTAACACCACCAAAGGCACCAGCTATCAACAAGAGCCTAGCAACAACGAGGCCAATGAGTGCTGCCAACAGATAAGAGCCGAATCCGAGAATATTCTGCTTATCATAAAACCCCAGGGCAGTCATCGCTAGGAAAATACCTCCCACAGTCACCAATACTTCCTTTAACACATTTTCCGCCTTCAACTGCACAACAAACTTCGCCAGGACTTGGCCCAGAGTTACCGCGAAAAGTGCAAACAACACATATTTCAGAGGTCCCGGTTGTAAATACATCATGGCAAATAAAAGCACAAACGTCAGCACAATTTCCACGATTTGGGCGGCCATGGTATCACTCACAGGGTAATTTGAGCTTAACGCCGTAACGCCCAGGCCAGCGAAAAGGTGTAGATAGGTTATGCCTATGAAATTGCTGCCGTTGCTGGAGCCTAAGACCATTCTTTCTATTCTGCTCTAAAGATTTTGTAAAGGGACAACATCAGAATGGCCTCGGCGGGTCTATTAAGGCTCTTGAATTCGGGCATGCAAGATGAGCGGCTCCTCGCCCCGAAAGGACAGCCGAGTACCGACGCATTCCAAAGGGCCTATGTAAAAGGAGGACGATTTACCACGGAATGGTATCGCGTGGATTTCGACAATCGGCCGGCATTTGGAAGCACCGCCAGAATCACGGTGCCTCGCAGAGGACATTTAGTGACTCGTGCATTCCTCGTGACCACCATGCCAGATATTTCCACGGCACAGGCGGCGGCAAGAAAATACGCCACCGACCGCGGACTCCAATTCGCCGGACCCACATTCGGCTGGACGAATTCCATTGGCCATGCACTCGTTGTTTCTGCAGAGCTGAGTATTGGGGGAAATCGCATAGACACACTTGACGGGAAACTCTTGGAAGTCCTAGACGAGTTTCATACTCCCTTGGAAAAAACCACAACGGTGAATCGTATGCTAGGTCGCCATGACAATGGATTCACACCCAAATCCAATGGATTCTCAACATCCGCTCAACAACTCGTCACCCCTCTCCCCTTCTGGTTTGCACGCGGCGACCCTTCCATGGCCTTGCCCATTGACGCCCTAGGCAATGACCTGGTGCAAACATCGGTGGCATTCAACGTAGTGGACGCTCTTTATACGACAACGAGTCGTATCAAAGACCCCCGCACCTATCTGATAAAACCAGGTAGCCCGGCAGTGTCGCCAACGGAATCCTTCTATACTACCGCCGGCTGTGCACGGATTTTCAACAAAGGAGATGAGGCGAGAGCCGCCGTTCCCGCTGTAACAGGAAGTCTTGCCATGCCCCCGATGGCGGGCAGTCCGTTTTATGTGCTTGATAACCCGCCAACCGCCGATGGAAAAGAAGTCTTCGGCCTCAACGGAAATCCCGAGAAATCCGTGAGAGTCCGAGAAATTCCCGGAATCAAGATGCCCGATACATTCCAATTACAGGATTCCTACATGTTGTTTGAATACGTATATCTCGACGGCCCCGAGGCAAACAGAATCCGTCTCGCCGATTTGACGTATCCAATAGTCCAACATTATCCTTTTACACATGACACGAAGGGCCTCGCAAAAACCAAGTTTTCTCTACGCATACCCAATCCTTGCCGAGATATCTATATGGTCGCACACAACCCTGCCGCTGATTTGCTAAATGCGCCGTTCCTGGCAACTCGAGATTTATCTGGCTTATATATTTCTGATTTGAGTGGGATTGGTCCGATTGCTCCATGGTGGCCCGATGCGGCAGGGTTGACTCTTGGCAGATTTACCCCGCTTGTGCCTGCATATTCTGCCATAGATTCCGAGCCTATTCAAACCATGCAGTTATTATACGAAGGCAAAATGATACGATATGCCACGGATTCTCCTGCATTTTTCCGGTCTGTTCTCCCCACCACAGAACAAAGAAAAACACCCTGGCATCATAAATATTACTATCATTTACCCTTTGGCACACATTCTGAGGAATTCGGTATAAGCAACCCCATGGGACAAGCAAACTTGGATAAAATTACTCGTATAGAGCTTTCTCTAACACTCAAACCATTTCGTGGGTCTATCCTAGAATCGGATGTTCCAGCATATACAATCTATGTATGGGCAGAAACATATAACATGCTACGAGTCTATGGTGGGCGTGGAGGATTGATGTTTAATTATTAAGGAGACCCACGACCTCTAGATCTACTCATTATATTTTGCATGGGTTGGTATCAGAGGAGGGCATCAGCGGCTGCCTTGGCTGCGGCTATCGCCGTCGCATCTGTTTGGGCTTTGGCGAGTGCAGCGGCAGCTGTAATGGAATTGGCGTTAGCAGAAGAAAGAACTGCATTGGCGAGGTTTTGTTGAGCGGTGGCGAGTGCTTGCTCGTTTAGTGCCTTCTTATTGGCCAGTGTCTGTAAGGTGGCAGCGGCCTGATTAGACAAGGATGTGGCCGTGGCGGCGGCTGCAGCGGCGGATGCGGCGGCGGCATGTTGGAATTGTATCTCAGAATTCGTACTGCCTGATAAAATCGCTTGCTGCAAGGCGGCTTGTGCAGCGGCGGCAGTGGCCTGTGCATTGGATGCAGCAATGGCCTGCCTGGCATTCTCATTCACAGCGTTTGTATAGAAGGTCTCGTCTTGCGTGGTAATATAGGCAGCCTGTTGTCTCTCCTGCTCGGCCATCGCGGCGGCGACGGAAGCGGCGGCGGCAGCAGCGGCACGAGAGGCAGTTTGTGCAGCGGCGGCGGCAGCGGCGGCAGCAGCAGCGGCAGCCCGTTTCGCCGATGAGCCTGAAGGAGTATCTACGGCCAGGAGTTGGAGGCGAATGGCGAATGTTGTTCCCGCGGGTATAACCACTGTCTCATTGTTTCCCGTTTCTCTCGCACTTATGTGTGTTACAGGTTGGGGAAATGTGAATTCTATGCGTACCTCTAGGTTATCATTTTGCATGAACATCCACGAGCCTGTTCCCATAGGATCGCCTTCTTCGCACACGTAATTTGTTTCAAACAGTCCAGGAATCTGGGTTCCATTCGCCTGGAAATACCGCAGAGGATTCAGTGCAAGCATTGAGCGGAACATGGCGTCCACGGCACCCATATCCACTCCAGTAGACGTTGTCAGAAGCTCTTCTTCTTTGAAAGAATCCACAATGATTTTGGCGACGTCTTCTGACTTTAACATACACTGGGCATCTTCAAGATTATAAATAATATTCATTGTGGGAGCGGACGAGTTTCCGTAACATTTGAATAGTACATAGGCCATAACTAAATCGTTGGCGGTGACTGAGCCTGTTTCACGAACCCTGGAATCTCCATTTGCATCCAAAATATAGGAGCTGAAGTTGAGTCCTTCCAGAGTTCCGTCAATGTCATTATATGACTTATTCAGCGATGCTTTCAAGACATCAATGAATTTTAGACCGGCGACTTCTGGAACGAAATGGCCTATCGGGCGAGGGGCCCCAGATTCCCTTCTCCATACGAAAAAGGTATTGAGGTCATCTACTGACATAGGAATTTGAACTCTGTGCCCAACTAAGGCAGATTCCGTGAAACGGATGGCGTTATTCGCCAGGCCCATGGAAAGGGATTTCTTATAACGAACCGTCAAGGCAGGCATCCCTATATAATAATTTGGGAGATTATTTTATCAGGGTATATAAAACGACATTTCCAATGTTTGCCACAATATGAAGAATGATATGTGCATATGTAGATATTGTAAAGTTCTTTTGTCTTTGGTAATATATACCAATGAAATATAAGAATGGAATAAAAGACATACATGTTTTATGAAATATGCCACATAGAGTTGATATGTTAGACCAGATTTTACAACAATGAATAATCTGGATTTTTCCAATAATGGACTGATGTGAGTCCTACGCTTAGAGGTATTATAGATATTCCATAATGACCCTTGTATAAAGCATATACATGTGTGAGAAAACAAATGTGTAGAGAATACTGTTTATCTAGAATGGGTGCCATTATAGATAAACATTGGGGTGTTTCTAGGTTTGGGCAAGTGTTTTTAGAGTTTAGGCAGGAGGGTTGGAAATGGTAATCTTGATGGATTGAGCAGGAGGAGGTGTAGCTGACCCAACCGAATCTTCTAGTTCAACACTCACTGTAGTTACACTAGCAGAGCCTGTAGCAGGGTTGTATGTAAGCTGTAAAACGGAATTTGTTAAGCTGGCAGTTACACCAGTGGGCAACGCCGCCGTTGTGGAGGACTTAATAGTCCATGTAGTAGAGCCAAGGTTCGTGAAAACAACTGCAATCGCCGTCTGTGTCTGGTAATTCGCACCATCGTAAAACACCGGGTTCACGAAGCTGGCGACAGAAGAAGGAAGAGATACGGCAACATCCTCAGAAGTTGCACGAGTTACACCGCTTGCCATTACAGGCTCAGAGCACAAAATCTGTAGGCGGAGAGACATGACGTTGCCATTCTTAGCAGCATTGGCCAGTTCATTCGAGCTGGCCGTATGCGGGTCAAATGCCGAACTCTCACCCTTGATGAATACTGTCTCCACTTGTTGGGGCGTCGCACTGCTGGGATTCTTGGCATTGTCCACCACGGAAAGAACGGTCACAGGTGCACGGAAATATAGACGAACAGGAATTTCAATCTTGTCGCCTACAGTCAAGCACCAATTGCCAGAGCCTTCCTCATCATCATTCGTCTCAAAGAGGCCAGCGATTTGCGTCCCGTTTTTGTAGAAACGCTGAGGGTCCATTGCCAGAAGAGAGCGGAACATCTCATCCACACGACCCTTGTCATCACCAGGCGATTGAGCAGAAACCTGTTTCGTTGGCATAACCTGAGCCGCCGCCTTGTCCTCCTCCTCTTCCAGAGTTTCGTGAATAGCTTCTGCAAGTTGTTCATCTGTGAGCATTCCAAACGCATCACCTAAGTTATATACGATGTCCCACGCATCATATGCAGAAGAGCCGAAGCACTTATTCAGAACGAACGCCATGACTAAATCATTGATGCTATAGTGTGTGCCGGTAGGAGAATTGGACTGCGTCCCTGCACCTGTAGCGCTATAACTCCACGTATAATTCATAATAGTATTATCACGTTTCATGTCGGCAGTGGAATTTAATGCCGGGCTGCTGTAGTTTAGACCCTGTGCAACAGCATCCATATCAGTATATGCAGAGCCAAGTGCCCTCTCAAGCATGGTTAAGAAGTTAGGCATTGCTGTGGGGCCAGAGCCAGAATATGTGGCAGCAGGGTCAGATACGAATCTTCCCGTAGGTCTTAGCTCATCTGCAGCACGCGTCCATCTAAAATACTCGTTCATGAAATCCACGGGCACGTTAAAAGAAACGCGGTGTCCCATGAACGATGACTGGGCGAAATTAATCGCCTGGGCAGACAGGCCGAAGTGCGTTATCTTCCGGAAACGGAGTGTACAGAGAGTGGTGGGCATTTTATATCTATTATATATACTATAAAAGCATAACGGAGCCGTTTCTCAAAATTTCCGAATTTCTGTATAAATATCATTATACAGAGAAACAACCCTCTTACACAAATCGCCAATATTCTCATCCATGCTCTTCTCCTATTGTAAGCCACTCACGCTCCTCTTGAAAAAACTAAGTCCAGAATGAAAACGGGACGAATCTTCTTTCTGCTTCTTATTTACGGCACGCATTTTCTCTGCATTGTCCAAATTTTTCTTGATTTTTTCCGCCCATGCTAGAGCATTCTGTTGGTCTTCTACGTTGCAAGAGCCTCGCGTCAAAAGCGACGGAAATTCCTGAGGGGGTTTTGCTGAGACGGGAAGATCATCGGATTCTGTTGTGAGAGGAGGAGTAGGAGGTGCATAGGCAGGTAAATCGTCGTCATCTGTGCAAGAATTCCCCTTCTCTATACTCACCCAGCCTTCTGCTGAGGCAGAAGTGGAATCCTCGCTTCTGAACCGAGGACGAGACCAGGCTACCTTTTTGCGGGAAAAAGGACTGCTGAAAATGTTGTTCTTTTCCGTGGTAAAACGACTCTCTCCCTCTTCCGCCTTCCATACGCGAAAGGTGGGAGAGGTTTCCTGGGGGTTTGCAGAAGCAGAAGCAGAAGCAGCAGCAGGTGCTTCAAGGTTAGAAGATACCTTTTCCTGAACACAGCCGGCAGAAGAAGTCGCAGATACACAAGAATCGTCAGAATCAGATTCAGATTCTGAATCCACCGAAAGTCTAGATATTTTATTTGCCCTTGTTGCAGGCATTACGTACGACTTGCGGTACATTCTATTATATATTATACGTAATTTAGCCTTAACCCCGCCACAACCCTTAGAAAAACTGAAACAAAAATAAAAAGTGTCGCCATCAGACCCCACTATGAAAAGTCCTCCAAAGTAGATGAATCTTCTCATCGTGGAATCTCCCGCAAAATGTAAGAAAATCGCCAGCTTTCTCGGCTCATCTTTCCGAGTCTTGGCTACCATGGGGCACATTCGAGCTCTAGAAGAAGACCTGGATGCTGTAGGAATAGACAGAGATTTTGAGCCAAGGTTCAAATTCATCAAGGAAAAGACGAAGGCGATGACCGCCATTTTGGATGCGGCAAAAGAGGCGAAAACCATTTACTTGGCCGCCGACGACGACAGGGAAGGAGAGGCTATTGCGTATTCTGTTGCCTGTCTTCTTAAGAAAGACCCCCTCTCTTTCCCTCGTGCCGTCTTCCACGAAATCACCAGCACAGCCATTCGGGCCGCCGTGGCGAATCCGAGGAAAATAGACATGAACAAGGTGTATGCACAACAGGCTCGCTCTGTTCTCGATATGCTCGTCGGGTTCACCATCAGCCCTGTCCTATGGAAACATGTCGCCCGTGGGCTATCTGCAGGAAGATGTCAAACCCCCGCCCTACGCCTCGTGTATGACAGAGAGAAAGAGGTCAAGTCCCATAGCACGAAAACCTCTTGGGTAGCCTCGGGCTCCTTTCAGAACTCTGCCTCCCCTAACAAATCAAAACCCTTTGACGCAAAGTTAGAGGATGAGCTGGAAGACCAGGAATCTGCCCTGAATTATCTGGAAAATATCCACAAGGAGCTTTCGCCCACTGTTCATTCCGCCTCTGTCTCCAAATGGACGGCGAATCCGCCGAAGCCTCTTATTACAAGCAGCCTCCAACAAGAAGCATCGGCACTTCATAAAATCAATCCGAAGGCCACGATGAAAATCGCCCCATCATTGTATGAGGCGGGGCATATCACGTATATGCGAACGGATTTCGCCGTGCTTTACAAAGAAGCTATTGCCGAGTCACAGGCCTGGGTAAAAAAGAATTTCGGGGACCAGTACGTCGGTCCTGAAAAGAGGGCTCCTGCTTCTGCCACACCTGGAACCCAACAAGAAGCCCACGAAGCAATTCGCCA